AAATGGGTAACCAAAGCCCGCCCGTGAAAATCGAAAGCAGTAAATGCAGGATGTGGCTTGTCTTTTTTTGTGAAATTTCAATTTGAGTAATCATTGTTTTTGTCCTATTTAAATATTTTGGTTAGTAATTGGTGTGGGGCGATTACCGCCCCGGTTTAGTTTATTTTGAAACGTAATTATCGTTATATGGGCAATCCCACAAAAAGCAGTGGGATATTGTGAATTGAACCCAGTCGGCGACCCAACCATCAGAATCAATCGCAGATTTAGCGAACCATGCCTCACTAACATTGCCTCTGACTTTTATGGCCTTTGCTCGAATATCAATAACCTTAACGGTTGTTACGTCTCCAGCCGGGCTTGTTAGTTCGATTAATTCGTTCAGTTTGTACATCTTAAATCCTCGGCTAATTGCTTGTTAGGCTTGGGTGAATTTGCTTGTTTCAGTGGGGTAAATATACCCCATCAAAATTCCGTTGTAAACACTTATTTCATTTATTTTGTTAATGGCTTGCTTCCGCTCCCGAATATGTAAAAACCCTTCGCAAGGCCTGTTACGGCCTGATAATAACCGCTCTCATAAACAGTTGAGAGGGTCCCAACCATGTTGGCATCGATAATATAGGCTGCGGCTTCTTCAATTGTGTCGAATCGAATTGGTTGTGGTTTTTTCATTTTCGCTATCTCTCGGTTATGTTGTTTGTTTCAAGAACTGCATTTGATCACATCTAAATCTTGATGTACACCCCTATTTTGGATTTAATCGCACTTAATTTATTTTTATATTTCTGAGGGACTTTATGTCCTGAGTCGAAGTTGTCCTCCAGAGTGTCTCCATTGAGGTATGCGTATCCGATGTCGGTGATCCCATCAGTATCATTACCGGCGAGCCTCCTCAAGCATAGTCGAGCAGAGAGACCGACTGGTGGAGTGATCGGCAGTTCCCAGAGATCTATCTCACCGCAGTCCTCAATATCCTCATACTCGTCTGGCGTGAAAGTCTCTACCCACCATTCATATATGACTTCATTCTTCATGACATGCTCGGAGTTGATTGCTCATCTTTTCTCTTTTGAGCAGTGGTGAATTTTTTCTCTTTCCCGTTTAACCAGTATACGCCAAACAGGTTGTCAGATGGGTCAAACGTGTTCAGTCTTTTTGAGATCTTCATAAAAAGGCCAAAACAGGCATAGACCGTCACATAACAACCCTTGTTCTCGATCGACGCGGCGAGCGCGTTTGCTTTGGCTTCGGCTTCGGTTTTTCCTGCTGACATCATAGTCGATACTCCCGGTTAGTTGATTTGCTTCAGTGATTCCAATTATCACCCACCTAGATTCAGATGTCCACCCCATTTTGCACTTATTTTGCATTTATTCTGCATTTGAAAAGTGCGGGTTTAGTGGAATAAGCCGGTTTCCCTTTAAAATCAATGACTTACAGCACTTTTTTATTTCTGTAATTTCGCGACCTAGACAGGATTTCCCTTTAAAATCAATGACTTAGATCGCTTTTTTCGAAATGCGTGCTATTTTTTGAAAAATGGGGACTCCCCTATATATTCTCTTTCTCTATATATATATATATATATATATATGAAACCCCCTTATTCCCCCTCTTCTGGGGTGAGTGTATGCGTGAGCATATGTGTAGCTGAGAGCAATATGGTGATTATGGGTGTATGGGTGCGTTTTCGTGAAAATAGTTCCCAAAACCTAAAAAGTGACCTAAGTAGTTGATTTTAAACGGAAATTCCCTGAAACTCAATAAAACAGGATTTAGGACTAAACCGCCCTAAGTTATTGATTTTAAAAGGAAAACCCAGTGTAAAAACCTTTTTCCCATAAAACCCCCATTTTCCCCAAAATTCAATAAGGTTGAAATTTTACCCAAAAAACCCCCACTTTTGGTTTGCGCTGGGGTCATGTGCTGGCCTATACTCCGGCACCCCAATCAACCACACAACAAGCGAGTATTAACATGACCAATAATGTTTATAAGTTTTCCATGCTGCCATCGGGCAAGCTTGCACCCTTTTGGATCGACCCGTCAGATGCCGACCCGATAGAGATTAAGCAGAAAGACCAATCTGAGTTCTGGTCCGATGCCAGATCGTCCGGGCTTGAGATTGACGACGCTTATATAAGCGACGGAATACTTCGATGTAAAGACTCCCGAGGTAAGTCAGGGAATAGAGATGGCTGGTATTGTTTGCAGTCAAACGGACGTACGCTCTACGGCGTTTACGGCTCATGGCTCGACGGATCACAGACTCACTGGTCATCTGTCGACTCCAGCGACCTCACGGCGGTAGAGGCGCAAGAAATAAAAACGGCCAATAAGATCCACGCAAAACGCATTGAGCGCGAACGAAAACATCGACAAGCGGAAGCCGGTCGGACCGCGGCGCTCGATTTAATGGCGTGCGACCCGGCAACCCCTGAGCACCCGTACCTTGCGCGTAAGAATATATTGCCGTTCGGTGCACTGGTTAATAAGAAAGGCGCCCTAGTCATCCCGATAAAGAACTGCGAGACGTCGGAAGTCACGTCGTACCAGAAAATCAGTGCTGACGGTTCCAAGCTGTTCATGAAAAACGGCAAGATAAAACAGGGCCTTTACAAAATCGACGGCGAGGGCAAGTGTGTGTACGTATCAGAGGGTTTTGCTACCGCCGCATCTATTCACATGGCTACCGGATGCACGTCTCTAGTCGCGTTCTCAGTCGGTCAGATGTACGCAGTCGCTGAGTGGGCTAAATCTAACTACTCAGATAAGACAGTAATCGTCGCGCCAGATAACGATATGTTTAAAGAGTTCAACGCCGGGCTGCGGTCAGCTCAGAAAATCCAGAAGGAACTAGGCATTAATTATATGATCCCAGTGTTCTCAGATGCTTCGACGAAACCGACGGACTTTAATGACTTACATTGCCTCGAGGGACTGCGTCAAGTTAAGGACCAGCTTGGGATGACGTCCAAGGGTATCGACACGCGGCTATTTTCAAACCTATCAACTAACCTTAAAAAGCTCAAGGATGTAAAAAATATCGAATTCCTAGTCGATGGATTGATCGCAAAGGGCCACGTACACGCCATCATCGCCGAGGCCGGAACAGGCAAGTCCGCGCTTGCGAAGTGCTGGTCCAAGCAGTTTGCCGAGGATGGGATGCAAGTGCTTTACTGTGACGCCGAATCACCCCCTCAAATGCTTAAAGCGCTCGCAGAGGAAACTGATCACTTAGAAAGTTTCTTAATTATAGCTCCCGATTATTCCGGCGTTGATAATGCCGGGTCAAAAGACGTCCGGGAACAATTGATACTCGCGTCATCGCTGGCCACCGACTTATCAGATACCGTGATTATTATCGACACGATCAAGAACTTCGTGGATATGATAGATAAGAAGCAAGTTAAAACCATTCTCCACGACTTCAGGACCATGCGCGCTAAAGGTGCGACCATCATCATCTTGGGTCATACGAACAAGCGTGTCATTGGGTCACAGATGCGCGAGATCACGTTTGAGGGCACGAACGACATCGAAGCGGATGTCGATGAATTGACGTTCCTACACTCTAAGAAATATGAAGCCGAGTTATATCAGACGATCTCAACGTTCAATAAGAAGTCAAGATTCGGTGGTGTCGCGTCTAACCGGTCCTATCACTTGGACCTATCGAGTTATGAAATAACCGAGATGGACAAGTACGACCCGCTAGACTCGCCGGCCCAAGATGGTCCAGTTCCTGCGGCTAAAGAATCCGCAGATATCCGCGCCAGTGGCGCTGTGGTGTCCGCTATAAAACGTGGAGTTAATACCCATAGTGATATACTAGAACTTTGCGAGACGTTTAAGCCGCGACCTCAGCCGGCCGCTGTAAAGCGCGCACTCAATAACCGAGATCTGGTGATAAAAATCGATAGGGAGTATCACTTGAAAGATTCAGTTCCAACGATCAATCTGGATTCGATAGTTTTGCCTTGGAAAAAATAATTCATTTTTCTTGAAGAAACCTGTTGACGGCCTTGCCTCGATGCGTATAATACGACGTATCGAAGCAAACAACCAACCGAGCATAAAAATGAAACTAAGCAAAAAACAGATCGAAATAATGAAACACCTTAACATCACGGAAGAAATGATTCGCGACGCTAAAGAACAGAACGAAGTTTACGGCGAAGGTATAACGGTAATGGCCGCAACTTTAGGACTAAGTCACCTTGAGTTGGGAGAACAGAATCACCTTGTTGAAAAAATCTGCTTCAACTAAACCAAACGGGGCGCATTGCGCCCCATGCCCATCAGGTATATATAAAATGCTATCAATTAAATTTAAAAAAGCAATTAAAAAGTCATACAAAATGGATCAAGATAATCTGCCGAATGATCTTGAACGAAAGCAGCAGGAAGTTAATACGATCAAAACAAACAGTAAAAACGGCAAGATTCCTGTTTATGTATGGGTCCGCGATTGCGACAACTGCGAATCGTCTAGCGTCACAATAATCAATGCTAACTACTACGCCCTTGAGCGGGCTAGAAAACAAATGCACGAAAACGCAGAAGGACCTTGCGTCATGTACACGCTAAGTTGGAGCGATTACGCTAATTTTAAACCTACATTTCGAGATCGAAACCTCGAAGCATATGAAAACCAAAACGGGGCGTAATGCCCCACGCCAATCAGGTACATATAATGAAATATTACGTTTACACATCGTCGGAATCTTTCCAGTATAAGCTGGAAGCAGTCTGGGCCGTGGAAGCGTGGGCAAAAGCCCATGCCTTATCGTTAATTAGTCACGGGAAAAAACCTGTAATATCAACCGAAGAACTGGAGAGAGCATAGCTATGAAACATGACGCAGTGAATCATCCGCGACATTACGTCGCGCATCCATCGGGTGTCGAGTGCATCGACATCACAAAGCACATGAACTTCTGTCTAGGTAACGCCGTTAAGTACATATGGCGCGCCGGGTTGAAGGGTGAAAATAAAAGCGTTGAAGATTTGCGGAAAGCGGTCTTTTACATCAACAAGGAAATTGAGTCATTAATCGAGGTAAAAAAATGAGTTTACAACACTTTATAAGCAGGGTCGAGGCGATTGATAGCGAGCCTTGTGTCGGATGCGAAAATCGGTCCATTTGCTCGGAAGGCCGGGCCTGTGGCGTTTTTATGAACTACGTGAACGATGGCGGTAGTTCCCGGCACACGCGGATCGAAGACGCGACAAGGACATCACCCTCTAGGGAGCTATACGCGTCGCTATTCCCGGCGAGACCACCGGAAGACTTCGACAGGGAATCGACACTCAAGAGATGTAAAGAGTTGTCGGTGATAATTGCCCGGTTCCGTCACAAGGGCCGGTATCGAGACCTGAGTGATCTTGAAGCGAGTGAACATGATGATGCCCGAGCGAAGCGCGTAATTATGCGTAGCCATATCACCCAGCACGATGAGGCGCTAATCGATGAAACAATGTAGAAGTGAAGACGACTTAAAGTTTTCGCGCAAGATCGCGGACTGCTTAACTTTTATTTTCTGGGGATGTTCGCTTGTATTATTTTGCTTTTACGTAACGATCATGATCGGCTAAGTATTTCCGTTACGCAATAAAAAAGGGCGCAATTAGCGCCCATTTTTTTTGTGCTTGGATTATGTTACCGCCAAAATGGTTTCCGGATCTCCCTACTTGCATCCGCCGAAGTGAGACCGATATCTCGCAACTGGTACTCACTCATCCGACTCAACTCACCCCTGCCGGTCCTTCGAATACTCCACAACCTGACCAACCTAACCACCTCACCAATAAAAAAACTCACTTCATCACCCGTCGTTAACTTCATTAAAAAAGAGCGCGAATCGTATCACACGACCGCGCCCCTCTAAACGATATAAGTATAGCAAAGGACCTTAAAACGGAATCTCGGTTATAAAACTGCATCCGTCGCGCTGGGCCTCGTCCGGCACGGCCCGCTTCCATTTCTTACAGTAATCGTCGTCATTGGTAAAGAGCGCGCAGAAATGACACACGCCCTTCTCGGCCCGGTACTGCTCCGCCCTTAACGTCTCAAGCTCGCGCTCAAGCCGTTCTATCTTTCGCTGCCTTGGTGTCTTAAACATAATTGAATTTCAGTATTTTATTGAATTTCTTGGTCGTATCGATTTTTATGGTCGACGGCTTTTTTGCTGTCTGATTGCAGATCTCAATGATCTCATCAATCCCCTTCTGGATTAAATCCATCACGGTCAGGTGTATACCAAGTTTCTGCATCGTTCGCAACGCGCTCGATGAAGCCGGCCCGCCGTGCTTTACGCATAAGTACTCATCGACGTTACCAAACCCGGAGTCTTTCTGGCTATGGATCAGAGTCGCCTTAATCGTTGGCGGCCGTCCGCGCTTGCCGGCGTGCTTGGTGAACCCCATAGCAGTGACCGGTACCGTGATGATCGGGTCGTGTAGGGGCCTGTCGCGGTCTGATAGCAGGCTCAATACACCGGCGCGGGCTTCATGCTTCGGATCAGTGTTCTCAGGGAACACGTAATGGCACGTCGGGTTGATGCATGATTTTGACGACGCCGGGCAAAGCGTGCGGCACGTCTGACACATCTTAACCGGCGCATCGCCTGACCCGCTATCTCCCGACGTAGGCGCCCAAGGCTTGATTAAATCAATCGGACCATGTCTCATCACGTTGCCGGCAAAATCTAGGACCAAGCAATTTTGCTTGCCGGTCTCCGGGCATAATCGCGTTCCCCTACCGATCATCTGAATATATAAAACCGGCGATTTTGTAGGCCGCAGAAGAGCAATCAGATCTAGCCGTGGGCAATCATACCCGGTCGTTAAAACGTTCGCGTTTGTGAGACACTGTAACGACCCGCGACCGTGTTGGTCAATCCACTCATCTCGCTGATGCTTTGGTGTCTTCCCGGTGATCGCTTGGCACGTCACGCCCCTAGATCGTATCTCTCTCGCCACATTTTCGGCATGGTCCACACCAGAGCAGAATACAAGCCACGACTTCCTGTCGCGCCCCTGCTCGATCATTTCAGTAACAGCCGCCTTTGTTATCTCATCCGTGTTAGCGACGGCGTCAATTTCTTTTGGTATAAACTCACCCATCCGGGTATGTAGGCCGGACGTATCGATGGTCGTGACCGGCTGCTTGGGAATAACCGGCGACAGGTGCCCGGCATCGAATAAGTCGAGCAAGTTAACTTCGTGGGCAATCCCGCCAAAAAGCGGTGCATCACCCTCGAGAATCGTTCCGTGCCCGGTCCTGAATGGCGTGGCAGTCAACCCGGCAATTACAAACTTTGGGTTGATGGCTAACTGCGCCGATATAAAGGTTCTGTAAATACCTTCATCTTTTGCCGATATAGTGTGACACTCATCGATGATGGCTATGTCAAACTTGCCCAGCAAATTGGCTTTATTGTAAACCGACTGGATGCCGGCAAATAATATGTTTGATGTTATGTCGCGCCTCCCGAGCGATGCAGAATATATCCCAACATCCGCGTCTGGGTATAACTTTAAAAGTTTATCAGCATTTTGCGCCACCAGTTCCTTGCTGTGAACAAGCATGATGACTCTCTGACCGGAGAATGACATAATCCGCTTTATGAATTCGGCGATGACAATCGACTTGCCGGCACCCGTAGGTAACACGATCAGAGGATTGCCTTGATCTCGATAGTTCCAACTGAGCAGCGAATTAACGCTGCTCTCTTGATAGTCTCTTAATTTCATTAGATGCTCTTTTCCGTTAACTTCCCGCGTGTTGCTGTCACACCGACTGACTCCCAGAACTCGATTCTGTCATTCATCAATTTAATATCGTCAAATAGCTCGATATGATACTTGGCCCAACCAAGATAAGTATGGTTATCTGGAGTCTTATCGCCGATGTTAAGTTTTACGTTTAATTGGTACATTATGATTTTTCTCCCAGTTGCATATAGTGAACGTGTGGCTCACCCTCAATGACTACGCCGCAGCCAAGGATTGGTTTTCGCATGAAGTGCTTGCCATAAGCAAAGGCCATCGACTCGTTATCAACGCCGCAGCCCACGGCCATGCCCCATACCAGCCGATGCTCGGACGCGCTGGCGCTTATGCCAGCGTTACCATGTGCGTGGCCCGTGACGGTCCTGCACATTCTCTGCTCGGCGTCACGTCGAAAGCCATTAACGCCGTTTGCGGTATAACCGTGATGATATAGAACTCCATCGATAGTGATAGTGTCGACAAGACTCCAACCCCTTGGGAACTGATAAACCTCACCCAACGGCTTCATCCATACCTCGGCATCCATGCCGATGTTTTTCAGTTGCCTTGCCGGGATGAGATCGTGGTTCCCGCCGCATAGCGTTAATTTTGGAAACGCTTCGTACCACGGCTGTAGCTGATCGATAGCATCCAGCAACTCACCATGCGCGCCCTTCAGCCGTGCTTCTGACTGATGAAAGGACAGCGCGTGATGGTCGATCAAGTCACCGATGTGAACAACCGTATCGACTCCCCAGTAATCAAAAACACTCAAGCAAAAATCCAAGTAATCCGGATGTGTGTATGGGATATGCGTATCACCTATAACGCCGACGTTTTTAAACTTCATTTTTTTTGTACTCGATTAATTCCGCGTTTAAATGATCGCGCAGGCTTGTAATGGTGCTATCACCCAGCAGGAATCCAACGCTGGATTTATCTACCGCCGATAACTCGTTTGATGTGTAACCGTTCTCGCCGCCAAATCCGTTCCTGAAACGGAACCCGCCATCAAGCTCATACTCAACCCAGTTATCATCTTTAGACGCGTCAACAGCCTTGGCCCATGGGATAAGATCCGGTATAAACCGATGCTCAGGACACCCGGCACGCTGGGCTTGCAAAGGTATCACCGAGTCGCGAAACCGCGCACACGTCCACTGTGCGCCGCTACCTGACGTGCTTGGCGTGGAGTGAACGCAAGTACGGCAATTGACTTTTGCAGTTTTACGGCCCTGACATATGTCTCTAAACTCGCACCACTTAGGACCGCACCGGTAATAATCTGGATCGTCGCTAACCCGTTCAGTCGGTGTCGACGACTCAATAATTCGCTCGGCTTTATTTAGTAACCGCGCGGCAACATCCGCGTTATACTCTATGACTTCGCTATACAGCGAATCGTTGTTTTTATTCTCCGCCAGATAAAACGCGGCCTTTAATTTAGACCAGTGCATATAAATTTGCATTTGCGAGAAATGCTCGGGTTTAGACTTCTCAACGCCTTGAGTCTCAAGGGTTTTAAAAGACCTTTCATTATGAGTCTTGAACTCGAGCAGGTGCCAGACCTCTGGGTTTTCCGCAACACCCTTCCCAACGCCGTCTGTTGATCCGGCGAAATGCCCACCGAAGGCGTTATAATTAAATTGCTCGCCAGTGTTTGGGTCGTATTGATAGATCGTTACGCCCGCCTTCTCAAGCTCACCAATAAAGACATGCTCGGTCCTATGCCCGCGCTGAAACAGTCGCAACATCCTGCCGTCGAACTGTTTAGACTCGGCCCATCGAAACCCGTACCACAGCGCCCTTGAGCACGGATGCCCTATTTGCGAACCGCCCAGATGTCCGCGCGGACCATCGGATTCCGATTCATAGTTATTAAATATCTTGTCGATTGTTTTCATGTTTTATGCCGGTAAAAAAAGGGCCTTTCAGCCCTTTCGTTTATACAACCTTGCTTGCTAGGCTAGTGCTATTTCATCCACGGCGGCGTGTCGTCATCCGCCTGAGCAACTGGCTCCGCCTGAGTAGCCGGCGCAGCCTGAGCAACTGGTTCCGCCTGAGCGACGGGCTTAGATGCGCCACCGGCTTTTGAGTAGCGCTTGACCTCAGAGTACTGCGGGTCGTCCTTGCGCAGCGCAAAGTCGGCCATCATCGGCTTGTTATGCAGCACGTTGGTGTCCGTTAACTCACCCTCGACACCTGTTGCAATCGCCACTTGCGTTAAGTGCTGAGTCGCGATTTTAACCGCGACCTCATTCGGATTGATAAGGTTGAGCATGTGGAAGAAAACCGCACCGGATCGCGGGCCGTCGATAACCTGACCTTGGGCTTTAAGGTAAAAACCGGTTCCGGCTTTGGTCGCGACCATCTCGCTATCGGTCCAGATGACGTTATGCTTGCCTACTAGGGGCGAGAACTCATCTTGTGCGTTTTCTGGGTCAATTGTAAAAGGTTTAATTTGTGCCATTTTGATATAGTCCTGTTTGGGTTTAAATGTTAAGAGTTTGCTTTATATGATTCGATAAAGTTTGACCAATGAAGATCAATCTCGGCCGGCATTCCGAAACGGTTTCCTGCCACATAAGCCGGCTTGCCTCGTAGGTAGAGTATACTTGCGTTGTTGGAAATATCAACGCCCCGAGTTACTTTTTTATCCCCCTTTGTTGTTGTGACTGTTTTCCTTGACGCGAATCCGCACACGTCAACCCACTCGACAAGCATATCCGAGGACCCGGCCTTGCCTGACTTCGCTGAGTGCATTTTCAATTTATAGTAGTCATACGGTTCACTCTCCGGGTCGTTAAATTGAGCGACAACGCTGTGGCAAATTATACCGACAAACATCTTCTTTACTCGGTTGAGGTTATCAAGCTTTGCGATGATCTTGGACCACTCGGACACTAGTACATCATAACCCTTGCCGTAGCCGCCGGCCGCAGCCGCCAAGCTATCGACGCGATCCTTCTCGCATATCGACTTGATGATTAACTTCTCAGCCCAGTCCGCCGAATCCAGCACCACAGTCTTAAAGTCGTGCTCTTGGTTTATAAGCGTATCAAGGCAGGAATGCAGATCCGCGAGTGATTCGCATATGGGGAACGCTTTCGTTGATAATCCTTTTGTGCCAGATTCTGTCCGTATAAATATCGGATTCGGCGCGCCCTCGTAATCTACCCCATCGACGCTGCCCCCAGCGAAAAACGTGGACTTGCCAATTTTCTCGATGCCGTGGATTAAAATAGTTGGCGGTGATTCGTTCCGGGTTTGTGTAATTGAGTTCAAATCAAACATATTATGTCCTAATTTCTAATCGTTGTAAGTGTAGTCGGGAATGTTTCCGCTCTCGATAAGATCGGATGTTTTCTCGATGACGTTCATCTCCTTTTTTACTATTTCGAGCGATATCCCTCTCGCCTTTATTTCAAAACCGCCGGACGCCAAGGCTTCCACCAGTCTCACCAAATTAATACTCTTATCAACTTGTAAATTCATTTTTCACCTCGATTAATATCGGCCAGAAGATCGGCCAAGTTTAGCGCCCTTTACTATCGGCGCCGTTAGTAAATCTTACTTTACTAGTTCGTTCCCCTAGCTCTGGCTGAAGTTGTTTTGATTGACTCGACTCCAGTTGGGGTAATAGTCGCTCAGGTAGTCTTCTATGCGATCAGCGACGTCCCATGCTTGAGGGCTAAACGGTCTTAGGCATGGGATCATTTCACAGACGTAATGCATAACGCCTGTGTGATGAGAAAGAAATTCTCCCCGTGAGAGCATAGCGATCATTTGATCGCCGACAAGCATTATTGTTGTTTCTTTAATCATTTTCGTTCTCTCGTACTGTGTGTGGGGCGACTTGTGCCGCCCCGTTGATTAAGTGTTATGAATAATCGTCGTCGTCTTGGTAATCTTCAGGATGAGGAACTGGAGCGCCCTTGTAAAAAGGATTAGCGATGATCGCATCTCGAGAAGTGACCAACCATGCTCCTAAACATCTACCTTCTTCTGCCGCCCACTTCGCTCCCAATATTGCCTCACCTGAATCATGCTCTGAATCGCTCATGTAATGAAAATAATCTGGATCGTTGTCGTACATTTTCGTTTCTCTCTGGTTGCTGTTGTTTGTTTCAATACGTCGCACTATACAGATGAAAATTTAGAATGCAACAACTATTTTAATCTTTTCTCAAAATAATTCGTTGGGGCGACGATTGCCGCCCCGTTGTTGATTAGATGAACTCAGCCATCAAAATTCTCATTTCCTCTAAAGCATTTTCATAGTGAGCGAAAATGTCATCATTACCAGTTTCTTTAATCAATCGATCAATTTGCGCTTCTGTAGCCATGCCGATATCGCTCATGTCGCCGTTCTGGTAATCTGCTTTTAAGTTTTTGTAAGTCATTTTCGTTTCTCTCTTGTTGCTGTTGTTTGTTTCAATACGTTGTATTATACACATGAAAACCTAGCGCGCAACCCCTATTTGAAAAAAAATGATAAAAAAACCGCCGTTTGGCGGTTTAGTTTTATTTGCAGTGCTTTTCAGCAGTTAAGGACCACCTTAACCGATCCTTACCGTTGGGTTCTTTATCAGGTACAAATCCGATCCGATGTTTAACAGCGTGTTTGACGGCAGTTGGTTTGCTTTTACGCCGTGGAAAAAATAGGTCTGCCGGTCGCCGTTTGTGAGTCCTCGATACTCCACTCTTGACTTGATGAATCCGCCATCGTGCGTACGCAATGAAACCTCTTTTCTCTCCCAACCCCTCGGCGTGAGCAAGACCGGAATACCGCCGCGCGACTCACTAACAGGCTTCCATAAAAACCCGGCCGGTGCGCCGGATGATAGGTCCGTATAAGTGTTCGCCTTAACCGCCGGTATCTTTTCAACGCGGCCCCATATGCGACCCTCATCCTTCCCGAATCTCTCGTAATGATCGCGCGCACGCCCGACCTTTGCGTTGTCTGAAAAATTTCTCAACCATTCCTCAATGTCTGGATAGCGATTGATGTACGCCATCGAGTCATCATAATAGTCGACGTGGAATGTGGTCGACGGCGTGATGTCTGGCTTGTTTTCCCTTATCTCTTTCTTCAACTCCCGCGCCTCGGCGAGTCTAATTAAGTACTCCATCCATTTTGTATCCGACAACGGCGCATCCTCATGCGCCCCGCCATCAACATCTTGGCCGGACTTTAATATCTCGATAACTTGCTCTAGCAATTCAATTGCTTTCGTATTCATTGTGCGGCCTCAATTTCGGTTATTTGCTCCGGCGTGATTTTAAGATCCGGCAACGGCGTGATGACATCGTCTGAGTCGTCATCTTTCTTCTTAAATTTACTTAGCAGAGATCTTAATGCGCTTGGCTTCTTCTCAGCCCGGCTTACAACAACATCTCCCGATAATAACTTGACCGGGTCGACTGTGATCAACTCCTTTAGGTCCTTTGCGTTACGACCCAGATCATCAATAGCGGAACCCGCCGGTATATCATCCGCTAATCTTTCGATCCTATTTGCGTCTCCAGTTACATAAATCATATTAGATTTATAACTGCATCCGCCCAAGATCAGCGCCGCGCTTACAACAATGATTGGTTTCATGCGTTAACCTCGTGGCTTGCCGTGACTCGTCCCACAATCGCCACCAAGCCGCCAACTCCGCCCATTGATACAAGTGGCTGCATTACTGCGTCCGGCCAACCAAGAGCGTTTCCCGCGATGCTTAACGCGCCGACAAGAACCGCAACCAGCCCGCCCATGACGCCCTTCGACTTGTACCATGACTTAGTGTTTGGGTTGATGCGCTTGAGGTTTGCGATGCGCTCTAACAGATCCCCGTGCGACTCCAGTAGTCGGTTATAGTCATCTATCGTCGGTTCATTTTGGTTTTCTAAATTAATCATTTTTGGCCTTTTTGATTTTGAAAGTTATTTGTGAGTGTTCTTGAACGTCATCAGGGTCTGCTAAAACCGCATAGCCTTGGTATCCGCCGACCTCATGTATGGACTGAGCGAAAGTGCTACAGACCAATGACGTTGTATTGTACCGCAACCGCAAGGCCTGACCGACTAGGATTTTTAAGAGTGAGTTCCAGCCGTATTTTAAATGGCTCGCGCGCGACTTAATCATAAACTCAGTCATGGACTCCTCGTCATTCGTTCCGGTCGGCCTGAAACAGTATCGCAGCCCTATCCCTCGATTAAGCTTATCCCTAACCCAGTCGCTCGCCGGCGTCCATAAAAGCCCCTTGCCTTGCAGCATTTCTGCGATCCACACGGCATCATGGTCGTCAGACACGTAAATTACCGCAGTGTGATTATATTTCGACAGCGTGAAGATTTTTATTCCCCAACTCATTAGCCCCTTTCTGTCGCACGCGATGGTATCGCCAATACGCGCATTAGGTCGTAGCATTTCGTATGTTAGCGCGCCCTTACCCATATCGAGTCGGTCTCCATGATGTGTGAAAATGTGTGCCTTCATCCAATATGAAGAACTGGTCTCCCATGTGTTCTACGTACTTTTCAAGCAATCTGGACCGCGCATCCCCATAAACTTGAACGCCGCTGTCTCGCGTAGTCCACGTCCGGGTATCCCATGCCATGCCCTTGTAGTGATCCGAGTGTTTCGAGTGTTTCCCGTCGCACATTGACGTTATCGTCAGCCCGTGCATATGAGTATTCCAGAATTTTGATGCATGTTGGATATGTAGCCAGATGAAAGGATGCGCCCCGTAAACCGAAACCCCTGCTTTAAATTTCATTTTCTTGTGTCCTCGTGGTCCAGTGCTTTAGTGTAAATGATATTTGGTCTAAATTTTCGACATAATTTTTCCAATTCCCGTTGTGACATAGTACCAAATGATGTTTGGCACAAGCAAAAAGAAAATTACTAGGATCACCAGCCAACTCTGGAGCAACGCAAACAGGATAGATGTGGTGGATATGAATATTACGAGTAGACCCGCAATGAAAGCAACGACACGTTCCGTTCTCCCGCCCTTTTTTACGGTATACGCGCATCGACTTATTAACGGCGTAACTGTTGCGTATTGACTCAGTAAGTTTAGTTGCGCTACGTATAGTTTTTTTATTTGCATAGTTTCTAATCCAGTGTTTTAACATTGTTCTATGGCTCCCATTTGTTTATTTTAATCTGCTCTTTCAAAACATCTATAACAGCCTCATTGAATATTGCTTGTTCAAGATCTTCTGTGTCTGCATAAACGGATGCTGACTCAGGCGTGAGATTATTGTTAACCCAGATCCTCACTAGCTCCAGCCTCTCATTATCGCTAATATCAATTTCTATGTCGCTCATGCGCGCACCCTTAACTCTTTTACTGCGTTTGGACCTTGCGGACTTTCCGCGTGCCACTCGTCGGTGATCTCATTCCACGGACAATATTCGCCGCCCTTTAATTTGAAGAAAACACGCGCGCCTGTCGCTTCTTCAATAACCGCCCAGTAAGCCAGTGGTTCACGCTTGGGCAGCCCGTTCTTCTTAACTATAGCCTCAACCATCGATGCAGACTTCCCCTTCGCGTTTTGTTTTAATGTGATCGAGAAGACCTTGCAATCTTTTATATTTATATAAACGCCAACCGGATGGAATTTTATTGCGTTTTCTTCTGTAACGCCACCGCCTAACAATTTAGGTTCAACTAATGTCACCGCCTTCGCCTGAAGCGTTACAAGCGCGAGAACTCCTAGTAAGCCGCCAACAACATATCTACTCATATTATCTCTCCAGTAATTTGTAGCCATAAAAAAAACCACCTCAGTGGTGGCCTTCTTATACTCGGGTTTACTACTTAGATCAACGATTAATACTAACAATTAAAGAATGTTAATGTTTACTCGCACTCAATTACAGAAAATACCCCCCGGGGCCTCTCACCAGAAATATTGAACCAACTGAAATGAACGTCAACAAATTGAAGTGCCTCATACTCTCCGACCACTCTAAATGGACTATCCCAAACGATCGTGTAGTGTATTGAATTGCTCTCTTTCTGGTAAACAAAATCAGCCTTTCTCCGAATTGTTGTCTCTAACCGTATGCCGTTAGTGATATTGTGAACCTCGCCAGTGCTGGTCGCAGATAACGCAAACGGCACGTTGCGCTGGGCTGTTACAACCTGTCGATTGTCGCCGACGCAAACATCCGAGTACTCAATTGACTTATAGTGAACCACCCAACTCAATGGAATGAAAGGCGTCACTGATGTGATAGTCACCAGCAAAACCAAGACCCATACCAAGGTTAGCGTACACGTATGAAATGTTCGATTTTTCATGAAAAGATCCGTATAATGTTCGGCAAGCCCAAGACAAAAACGAGGGCCAAGCCTCCGGTAAGATAAGCCTTCCATCGCTCCAGTTCCTGAACCCGTCCGTTTGTTTTCTTGGTCTGCTCAAGCAACTCCTCTAAGCGTCTAGTGACGCGATCATCCATAAACTGTATATACTCTTTAACCGAGAAGTGGTCATTATCCGACATGGTAACTCCTTATGGATAATAGCTTAGTGGCGTTTAGGTTTACCGGGTTTACCGGGTTTAGTAGGCTTGCCGGGTTTACCGGGTTTAGTAGGCTTGGCTGGTTTACCGGGTTTAGCAGGCTTCGCAGGCTTGCCGGGTTTAGCAGGCTTCGCAGGCTTGGCTGGTTTGGTTGGCTTCGCAGGCTTGGCTGGTTTGGTTGGCTTGTTACCGTTATTGCAATTGTTTTGGCAACCTATTGACCCAGAAGATTCTGAATTGCTAGACGATGCACTAGACGATGTGCCGTTACTATGTGTGTGAGACCCACCACCATTCTGATGAGAGTGATTAACCCCACCATGCCCATGTAACTGCACTATAGCAGTTGACGTAGTTTTTGCCTCGCCTTTACACGCGACTAAAGTTAAAGTTGCAACCGCAACCAGTAAAATTTTATACATTGTGAACCCTTTTAATACGTTAAATCTATAGCAGAAACTATATTATCAATTTCCGTTTCTGTCGTTATTGCGCCGATAGCTATTCCAAGCTCAATGTCAACTAGTGCAACACCAACAGACTCTTCAACTGCTTGCGCTGCGTTGTTTCTAGCTTTACTTCCAACTACTGACGCGTTTCCACCGTCTCTACCGCGAGCCTTGCCGTTGTGCATCTTCGCTCTTGCTATACCCGTTGCTTGCCGAATCTCGTTATCACCGCTTGTTGGGTCCGCTACCGTCTCAAACGTGTCAGAGTTAGGATCAATCATATTGGCGCCGTGCCTCAATGATTTTTCTTCTGCGTACAAACCTAACATCCGTTTATTGTGTGCTTCCATTGCCGCTGGTTCTGCTGCAACTATCTCGGCTTCAGTTGGTTGTGGATCTTGATAGTTCCATTCGCTTACATACACCCCCTGTCCGTCTGAGTCATCTCTCAACATCCAATGGGTTTTTGGGTCAATGTTGCTACTTGGTGTTATCCCAAAAATGTGCCTAAAAATAAGATCTATGTCGTTAGTCATCAATAAGAACTCCTATAAATCTAGCATCTTCAAATATTCCAGCCGATCTTGAACTTATTATTGAATACGCACTTGAACCAGCCACATCAGCGTTTATGTAGATCTCAATATAGTCATTTGCTTCAAGCGACATTTTATACACTATGCCAATTGGTTGTAGGTATATGTTGGTTGTTTCATACTCATAGAGTACTGAGACAGTTTCAACGCCATTCTTAAATATTTTGCATCTTGTGTCATCCATTTTTGCGGTTCCACCATCAGGATCAAGCCCCATATGAGCACCAACAAGGTACGTTCCGCCCCTTAGTGCTATAACTCGGTTATTTCCTAGGTCAATATGTACGCCCATTGATTGGCTATCTATAGCGTCCCATGTAACCTTCACATCAACATTGGAGGTAAGGCCAGCTTGATCTGATTTGGTTAAATTCCACGCCGCCTCTGGTACGGATACGCCCTTATTTACTTGCTCCACTAGTTGAACGCCTCATCAGTTGTAGATCTAACCACTTTACCCATGATTCCCACCACGTTGGTCGTACCCGCGAACACTGCAATTATCTCACTGTTCTGCGCCGGTAGTCCACCTTCCGGTGTGATGCGTGTCAGTCCTGAATCTGCTGGTATCGTAAGCACTATGTTACGTGCTGCTGCCACTGTAGCCCATTCGATTGTGATCTCTACAGATGCCGTGTGTCCGTTGAATGCATAGAGATGCACCATGTCGATCTGATCTGTTGCTGCTACCGCTGTGTGCACTGTTGTTCCCGCCGTTGCTGTTGCAGTAATCAAGATCGATTCTCCGCTATCGCTTTCACTTAGATGCCCGATGGTCGCCATTTTTTAGCCCTCAAATAATTGTGATGATATATAGCCGTAGCCCGCCGGTGATATTCCAATTACAACCCAACTGTCAAGCGTGGTTGAATAAATACATGGCAGCACGGTTCCTAGTATTAACTCCCCCGCTCCGATAGCCGACCCGTCAGGCTTAACAATTGCCTTTGCACCAAGCGAATCAAGGTTGAGTGTAGGACTAGCGCCGCTTGTCGCGTGGAAGTCTACTTTCAACATACAGCCGTCCTGTAGGCTGCCGAACGTCGGCGAAAAGGTTCCGACATATACTGTTGATGTGCCGGTTGTTAGTAAATACCGATGGCTATCAAAAGTGTTTGGATTCGCAGACGCGCTCCATCCGTTAGCCGCCAAGTCTGCTTGATGCTGCTGCACCCATTCTGTCAATGCCTTTACCGCCGCGTAACGCTCGGCGTCCGGCGTTAGCGCGACTAATTCGCTAAGTGTGTATGCAATGGTCATAGTGCCTCCCTAAAGGTTAATTCTGCTGTGTATCGAGACTCTTGATTCGACTCCCACATTCTTGTCGGACCATCCCAACTCACCAGTCTACAGACTAGTGCGGTTTCAAGTTCCTCAAGCCCGGAAGCGCCGGGGATTAGTGAGAAAACCATTAACCCTCGCTTTCCTGTCTCGCGACAAATTAACCGTAAATTATGAGCCTGAGTTGATGTTAACGCAACGTAACGAACACTAATCTCTCTAAATGTTGGCTGGTTATCTGACCGCATAGCTTGCCCGCGAGTCATCGTCACCGTGCTTGGATCGACTACCGGAATACTCGGGTCGCGACTCACACCCGACTGCAACGCGTCACCGATAAACAGCACGCCAGCGCTCGGCGCTGCTGTTAATGACGAAAGCGTGACCCGGTAATATTGACAATAAACGGATGTAAATGTCTTTATAAAATGCTGATCAATCTCAGTTCCTGAAAGTGAGAACCCGCCCCATGTTGAGTCGATATCGCCCCACGACCCAGTACCCCACGCATAATACGCGTCCGTAGCCGACCAGACCGTGTTGTAAACTCTGATCGTCATGGCGGCATCTTCAAACAATTCAAGTTGTATCGATTCGGTTGTGAGATTGTGATTCCCTAAACCAAACCCGCCGACCGTGCGTGCCTTATCTAGTGCGCCGGTAATCGTGACAACTGCTGGACTTGGAACGCTAGAGGCCTTCCACAACTCCGACGGTTGTGTGTTTAGTAGATTGTCGTCTACGAACTCCCCTAATTCATTAGTTGCGGTAATCGTTGTTATGCGATTCACTCCTAACAGTATGCTTTTCTCTATCGCCATAAGATTAAATCAATCCGATTGTCTAAGTAAAATTCTGATATTCCAATAACTATAAAATCCTCGCCCGCTGAAAGACCAAATCTTGAGTCTGTCAATGTGATTACATCGCCGATCTCAAGCTGAAACGGCCCAGCAAAGCATGACACCTTAACCCTCTTCCTTTGCGTTCCATGCAACGCAAGAATTCTGGCCGCTTCCGTAGCCGCGTCCGCTGGTGTTGTTATAAACGTCTCAAACAAGTCAGGGTTGATCGCGTTAGCATACGTTGTTTTTATCGACGCATCCTCGGTTGACTTCACTTTGTACTCAGCCGCGTTACGCTCCTTATCCTTTTCATTTAATCCAGCATCCGTTGAATTAGTAACCGTGTAGTTCCTAGAGTGACCGACGCGGACCTTCCAGAAAACAGGCGATAGTAATTCGACCTCGATCTCGCCTTGGGTCTCTACTTCATCGATAACTAGCGCTATCGACTCACCGCCAACAAGTGGCGTTAAAAGACCGGCTACTATCTCACCGTCACGATTTGACCCCCAGAACCAGCCGTCTGGAATCAAGGAATCAATAAGCTCCATTGCGTTTGTCCGATCACCAATAAAAACACCCAACCTATGTGGCCAAGCGACATCAAGGGCCGTCATGCTGGCAGCGTTAACACTAACACCGAGTAATCCGCATATGTGTGTGATGATACCGCCCACCGTGTCGACGTGGCCTTCTGGCGACGCGCCGTCTGTTATGCCGACAACATCGCTAGTCACATTCCCGTCCGGGTCAATGTTGTTTAAATCAAACCA